CCCAATTAGAAATAAGCTTAGAAGAAATCGATAGGTCGTAATCGCCTTGGATCATTTTAAGATTTGCAATGTTAAATACGAAGTTAAATTCATTTTTACAGTCATTATTATCATCAAGGTCGACTTTATAGGTATTAGAGGTAGCATCTTTAGAATCAAAGACTATAGCAGATACCTTGCCATCTTCGCCATCTATAGAGATTTCACTATGCCCTAGTACAGAAGCAGCACGACGAATTTTGTCTAATGCAGTTGCTGTAACAGTAATCTTAAATTCAGATTCTGGCATAATAATATCTTTGGATGGCTGCGTTAAGATTTCGGTATTTGAAAAGAAGTACCTAATCTGTTGTGAGCCTTCATGAATCAGAACAGTTTTATCTTCAAAGGTAAGCTCTGGGTCTTCGAATAAAGAATACACAGAAAGGAATTCATTTAAATCATAAATTCCAAACTCAACCGGAAAGGACTCTTCCAATTGGGCAGAAGACATAATAGTTTTAGATTCTGAAATAGTTCTAACGGTGTTACCCGGCTTAAATACTAAGTTCGAGTTAATGCTCGCAAAGTTCTTTAGGGTGTTAATTGTATTTTTTGATATTTTCATAGTTTCCTCTTTGTGACGACTATTATACCATAGTTAATCAGTGTTGTAAACCCCTTTATTGGGTTTAATTTCAACAATTTTCTTCTTCCAATCCCCACACACGATCATGCTCGTATAGTGCAAGAAGAGCGTAGTGGATAATCTTTACAATGTCCTTTCGCCATTCATCAGGGGTTTCCCCCTTCTTACCATATCGACCATTATACTTGTCAATGTTTCCATGAAAGAAGCCTTGACCATGACCACGGTCTATAATGACCTCCGAGGATTGTAATCCCCCTTGGCCATAGTGTGCATTATAGGTAGAATCAATATAATCTTGGAGCTCGGCAATCAGGTTACCTTCATTAAATTTGTATTGTGGTCTCAATCGATCATCCATTTTAATTATCCTCTGTTTGTGTTGTTAAGCTAACGTCCGAGTCTACTTTTGTGTAAAGATCTAGGAAAGCTTCTCTGGTATCTTCATCAAACCTTGAAATACAAAGCTCAATAGCCTTCATACGATCATTAAAAATTGAAAAAGTCTGTATAATATGACATAGTCGACGGGTCGAAATTACCTCATCAACACCATCATCATAAAAGGTTTTTCGAATAATATCTGCCCAATCTACTAATTGATTAACAAACTGCACATCATCGGCACCAAACTTTTTCATATGGTTAACAAGTATCTTTTTTTCGATTGAAACCGATGGGAATTTTTGATCAATGGAGATCGTAAAGCGCTCTAAGAATGCATCATCGATAATTGAAGCAGCAGAGAATCTGCCATCTTCTGAGCCTTTACCTTTAGTATTAGCAGTAGCTATAACATTGAATCCAGCTTTCGGATATACCGTTTCGCCCGTTTTCTTAATGAGTATAGGTTTCCCCTCAAGTATACCTTGAAGACACATAATTTTATTTGTAGCTCGATCAATTTCATCGAGAAGTAAAACTGCACCATTCTCCATGGCTTTAAGCACTGGGCCCTTAAAGAATACCGTTTCTCCATTAATGAGTCGAAAGCCGCCGATGAGATCATCTTCATCCGTTTCTGGATTGATTTGAACACGAATAAACTCCTTATTTAATTTTGCACAGGCTTGTTCAACCATAAAGGTTTTGCCATTGCCCGATAGTCCACTAATGTAAACAGGAAAAAAGCTATTGGTCCTGGTAATTTTAACAATATCATCATAAGCCCCCCATGGTACAAAGGTTGGATCTAATTGTGCGTAAGTTCTTTCTTTATTTACCGTTGATTGCATTTCAATAGGACCGGTAGGTTTTAATAATTCTGGTTCTTTTTTACGAAAAGGCAAAATAACATTTTCTAGGCTATAAGTCCCGATTCGAACCCGATTTTCATCGGTCATAAGAGGCTTATAGTCCTTTCCTGTATAACCCATTTCTTTAGAAATATCCTCCACCGTTTTACGGCGAAACTCTAAAGTATCGGGGAACCTCGTAGCTAGCTCTTTAAGAATAACTTGGGTAGAATTTTTCATAATATATGTAGTGCTCACGTTGTTAAATAATATGGGAGTATTATACCATATAATACCCTTAACCGTAACCCCCTAGGGCGAAAATACTTATGATATTTTTACCTATTCTGCAACGGCTTTTGCGAAATTAGTCATAAGGACCTTATTGTTCTTTTTGGACTTAGAAAACTTCTTGAAAGAGGTTAGGATTTGTGACTTTGAGGCGTTTTCCTTAGTCTCGAACTCATCTGCGACGGTTTCTAGTGATCTACCGCTTTTAACGAGGTAGTATTGGTTATACCCAAGGATATTTGATTTAGAAACGCATTTGTTGGCTTTATATTCTCTTAATATTTTTGTTTTGTATTCTTCAAGATTACGGTACTCGTATGGGGATTCAGGCGTAAGCTTGCATTCTGATTTCATACAATCTAGAGCCTTTCGATTCCAATCCTTTGCCGAATCAGCCATAAAGAATCCTATGGTATTTGTGTTATATCGTTCCCTTATGCTGGTAAGAAGCATTTCTGTTGATTGGGATTTGGGTATGTCTCTTATCATTTTGTTTTGGATCATTACACTAAATAAGCTTCCGTAATGTTGTGTAGGTACTCTCTCTACTTGTAATGAGGTATCTCTAACCGAACGTATGGGGTTGGAGTCGCCATCAGTAAAAGTAATAAAGTTCATTTTTTGAACCTTATGCTTAGCTTTAAAGTCTCTAATAAGATCATGAGAGACGATCAATGCTTGATCCAATGGTGTACTGCCTAGCCTCTCTTCGCGAGCACAAAATTCATAACTGCGGTCATTATAAACCGATCTAGCGAATAGATGCATCATCGAATCTTCATAGTCCTTTTTATTAAACGATGATGAGCATAAATGGGGCATAGAAAGATCGTTAAGATCTAGATCGCCATCCTGTAATTCTTTATAATCAATAGACTCGTTATAGGTACTAAAGGAATAAACATCAAAGGGTATGTTGATCTGCTTGCAAAAGACGATTAAGTTCATAACCTGATCTAAAACCTGAGGTAATGAATTATACATAGAACCGGAATAATCAAGAAGAAGTATCATGCCATGCGACTTTGAATCTGCCAAGTTAGTCACCTGGGAAAAAATATCTTCGTTGGTTTTATAACTGTGCAAACGATTTACGTCAATAACGCCTTTTTTGCCAACAGTAGCCCGAGAATACTGGTAGGCAGCCTTCTTCATTTCGAACTCTCTAACAGCAAACTGGATGTTCTTTTTCACGCCTTTAATATACTTCGGGTAATCGGATTTAATGATTTTTGTAATATAAGATCCAGAACATATTGATGCTTGTTCTCTTTTTCTTCGAAGTTCGTCATATGATATAACAATGTTTGATATTTGGCTTTTTTTAAGCTGGTTTATGCTAACGGCTTGAAACCCATGAGCATCAACCTTAATCAAGGATTTTTCCATAGATCTAAATATCTGATCTGTAATAGAGGTCTCGTTTTCAACATGTTGAGGTAAAATTGCATCTGAAGAATCTGATTCCAGGTCTTTTTCAGAATTAAATTCTTCCTTTAAAGCCTTTTCAATATATTCATCAAGAGATTTTGGTTCTGACTCACCTTCGCTTTCGCTTCCCCCTTCGCTTTCACTTTCACCTTCGCTTTCACCTCCGTCGGAAGGATCTGAATCACCTGATTGGATATCATCATTTTCCATCTCCCCGAAATTATCTTCTTCTGGGGGATTATCAAGTAACTCGGGGGTATTTTCTTTAGTAAAGGCTACAATATCTAGTACTAGTTGAACCACCTCTTCGAATGTCTCGGTCTTAAGAGACCGGTCAAAAAATACATATTCTTTTTTAGAAAAGGGTACTTCTAGAAGATTACCAAGCTTAGCCTTAAGGTTGATTTTATCGATTAATTTGGTCTGGGCCCAATCAATATCTTCCACCGGGCCAAAAAACGCTAGGTCTAAAAGCTTTTTGTAGCCTCTTTGAAATGGTCCCTTTAAACCAGGATAAACGTTTCTGATCTCTTTTTCGATCCGAGCGTCTTCCACGACATTAATATATGAGCGGGGACAACCTTCTAGTTTTTCTGGGCTGTCGTGCCATCCTTCCCATGGAGTAAATAGTGCATGTCCAACTTCGTGACCTGTAAATAGGTCATAAACGTCTTTGTCCATATCTTCCCATGTAGGAAGACCTAAGACTCGATTTTTAATATCGAACCATGCAGTCTTATAGTTACCATGGCGAATAGTGATATTCTCTTTAGCTAGAAGCTTT